TACAGGCATTTCCAGATACTACTGCTAGCACACGCACACCATCTAGCTTGACTTCAAGACGTTTAATGCCTTTCATTTTGGCAGGACGATCTGTAGAGTCTGTTGCAAGTTGGCAAGTGAATGTGGGAATCTTCCACTCTGTTTTGCCTAGCACCTTGTTGAGTGTTTTTTCACTGATGCCACAACGCAGATCTTTGATCAACACACGTCGAGCTAGATTGTTCCAGTTGTCAGAATCAAACAGTTGACTAACACGTTCGATTTCATCACGAGCATTGTGGCCGCTGGTGCTACGAGTACGGAGTGCTTCTAGCAAGGCCCAGAACACAGGCCAGTGATTGGGCTTGTCCACAAGACCTTCTGTCTCAGGAACCTGCTTGACATTAAAGGTATGGAAAGGATTGTAGGCTTGATAACAATTAAAAAGGAAAGCCTGGGCATCAGCACTGCCTAACTTTGCGGCCATCAGGGCTTTTTCGATCGTTTTTTCTTTGTGGATCCGGCTATCAGAGCTCTCCAGGTCACGAATCCAACCTGCAGACATTACTCCGACATACCTCTGGTCATTGAAGTTTGTTTCATTCATATATTTAATATCTCACCATGAACTATTATAAAATACTTTTAAGCCTAGGAACAGCTCTGCTTTGGCATTCTTGATAAATGCCAAGTCGTCCTGGTAGTAGTGGTCGTCTGCATCATTGCCAAAGAAGAAGCCACTTGTGCCTGGCAGTTGTTTGTGACGTACTGCACGTTCTAGCTCTTCGAGATCTTCCCAGGTAAGCTCTAGTTCAACGCCGTTGAACGAATCGTAACTTAGCCCTTTATCCTGGGCAAGTTGTTCCATCCAACCGTGCAGGTTAGGATGCTTGCGCCAGTAAGCGATCTCACGTGGCTTGGTTACTTTGGGATTGACAGACTCTTTTAATTCTGCGTCCCATTCAGCACCCTCGTAAAATTCATCGTGCTGTTTTGCTTTATTTGCCACGTAGGCGTACATATCCAAACCCATTATGCAGCCTCCAACATGTTAGCAGGAACACGCCAAGTAGAAGTAAACAACCCAGTGTTGTTCTTCTCATTGACCAGAATGTACTTGATGTTGATCTTTTTAACTGTACCGTAAGTGGTAGCACCTGTGCGACTGTTACGGAATTTTACTGAGTCACCAACTGACAGCTCACGCTTTTTTTGTTGTGTAAGTTGTGCGCGGGCATAACGGATCGCATCACCCATTGAGTTGAGTTGCTCGTTGGTAAAATTACCAAACATGATTGCAGAGTTAATGTCTTTGATATCCATTTCAAGCTCCTGTTTTGTTACTCTATGCATATATTATAGCAAAAACGGATTTATTGGTCAACCAAAAGAAAACCCGCTATTTTGGCGGGTTTTTGTAGTACTTGAGTATTAGTTTACTGTGGGTACTGCTGAGCTAGGGGTAATTGGGGGATCTGCTGGGACTTGGTTTGCAGTAGACGAAAGGTTAGCTTGGTCAAGTAATGCTGTGTTAACACCTTCCCGCATGGCACCTACCACAGCTTGTCCACCTAGCGTTGTGAGATCTACTATTGATTGCAAGAACTGGTTGGCTCCCCAATCAGTTAGATCCAACCCTAGACTAGGAACATTAAATGCAAAGGCAAATACATCTGTTTGAGTACCTACTGGAAGATTAAAATAATCTATACCAGCAGCATCTTGATAGCTTTTTTCGCTGGCTTGTAAATTAGCCAGCACGTTCCACAATCCATTTATGGTAGTAATATTAGCACCATAGGATCCAATGATTGTGTCAATCTCTGCGTTGGCTAATGGTATTAATGCTTGCAGAGCATTGTCGCCTGCGTAGTAAGGAAACGCAGATGTGTATACCCCTGCGCCTGCGCCTGCTGGTACTGTAACTGGTCCTGTTCTAGGATTGCCGTAAGTGCCGTCAGCTACCCTCTGTATGCGTTGGTAGATACCATACAATGTTGTAAGAGCACCAAGTCCGTCCAAGATAGCTATTTGATCTTTAACTGCGTCAATGTAAGTATTCAACTCATTGAAGTTAATGGCTGTGCCAAGTACACTAGTATTGTTAATCAGTCCAATTTGGTCAAATGCTGTAACCACTGATTCAGGAATTGGTTCTTCTAGTGCTTGAATCAGTGGCAACTCAGCCATTGTGTTCAGACTAGGTAGATTAGCCGGCAACCAGTATGCAGTTTCAGAGATGTCAATTCCAATAGGAACAGGTTGCTGAGAACGATATGCGCCGTCTGGAGCAGAGACTACAACGTTAGCAGGATAAACTGTTGTAATATCCCATACCCAAGGTGAATATCCATTGATCACTTCGGCCAACTGAGGTAATGTTGTTTCAGCTATGCTTGATATCTGTTGTAGAGACACTTGAATAGCTTTGTTTGCCACGGCTGCTGCCGGGGGAATAATTTTAGCAAGGTCGTTACAACCACTTAGTGTTGTTAAGCTAGTTGATACAATTGGTTCAATGTCCGAGTTAACTGCACCTGTATCGTCATATATTAAAATAGGACCAGCTGGACTTGGAGTTTGCATGGTAGTAAAACTCTTAGGGAACATGATCACTGGATCCATCAAGTCTGCCATGGTCTTAACACCAGGAGTTGTAACATTTAACAGTGTGGTTACTTGCAACAAAGCATCGCCAGTTACTTGCTTCATACCCATGTATGCTATTCTTTGTAACTTATCAAACGCATTGGTTGTTAACCCAGTTGAGTTTGTTAAACTTATACGGTTGTTGTCCACTAGGTCTGCAATATTCTTGTTGGTTAAGCCGGCTGCTATTAATAATGCCTGCACACTGGGTAGTGTTGCACTTTGAATACTTGCTACTGCGGCAATTTGTTGCAGGAGTCCTGCTGGTGTCCCATACAAATTGAGCTTGCTTAAATCTACTAGTAACCCTTGTGCTGCCAGGTCTTGTCCAAGTCCTGTTAAATTAGTGTTTACAGATGAAATGTTATTTGTAACCAATGCATCCATATTGCTAAACGTAGGGCCTAGATATGTGTTGGCATTGTTTGCACTTTGTATCACTTGGTTAGTTGATTCGATGAAACTTTGAACCGCCATAAAGCTAAATGCAAAACGAGCTAGATTACCAGAGCCCAAGTAAGCGTTGCCAGTTTGTTCAATCTGACCAGTGAACCCAGAAGGATCAGTAACAGGAGTGAGTATATCATATGCTGGAGGAATACTATTGCCCAATGCAGGACAATAAGTTGGACCAGCTGACCCACGAATAGTTTGTAAACTCAATAGAGTTTCTGCCGAACACCATGTGGCTGCACCTGCTATATCAAGTGCAGACAACAACGGAATCATGATTGTCTGAGTATTGAACGCAGCTATTGAATCAGTCAACGAAGCTGGCAATGCTGCTATTCCAGAATTGTCTAAGAATTCTGCCGCAACAATCAGTTGTAATGGTGTTACTACACTTGTGGTCATTAGCCACCTACTTTAACATCAGGACTGCCACCTACGCGAGCATGTCCACATGTATCAGCATCGCCAGTTACAACAATTGGTTTGTTGCCTGCTCGAACTGACGATACGCCGCCTGCGGTTTTTTGACTACCGTTGTTGTGTCCGTTGCGTCCTTTTTTCGGGTACGGCGGATGAGCAGTCACACTTTGTTCCGGGATCATCACTGCAATGTTGTTGACTCGTACTGAAGGCACGCCGCCTTGCGCCGCACCGCCCCCTGCATTTAAATCACCGTCTCTCTGTGCTGCTGGCATTTTATCCTAGGATTAGTTTTTTGTCTGGTACTTTGATACCAGTAGTTGCTTCCAAGTATTTCAACTTAACCGAATCGTCAGTTTTGGATACAAGTGAAACGCTATTGGTATTTAGCTGGATTTTTTCCTTGGGATCAGCGGTAAACAAACTAGGTACTAAGCCCATGCCTTGTGGCCCTGGTGCAATACTAACAGGTTCTTCTAAGACTAACCAGTCGCCGCCAGCTTGCTTTACTTTGGCAACCATTTCCTCGCCGGAGTTCATTTTGAACGTGTATACTTCGTTTGTTTCAATTACTAATTTCATATGTTTCCTTGATTATGCTGCTGTAGCAACTTTGGTTGTAAAATCTTCTTCGCTCATACCTGCAAGGCCTTGGTAGCCACCTGGGATATGTTGTGTTCCGTTGTAAATTTGTGGTACTGAACGGAATCCTGCATCCATAAGCATTTGACGTGCTTCTGGGTCTACAGAAATATCTACTGACTCGTAAGCAACGCCTTTGCTTTCAAGCAGTTTCTTTGCCATGTCACAAAACTGGCAGTTGGGTTTTGAATATACTTTGATCATTTTATTTTCCTTCTTTTGTTTTATCGTAGGTCTTGGCAAAGATGTCTGTTTTAACAACACCATAATCGCCAGGACCATGTTTGACAATGTAGTCGTTGCCTTTGGTGTACTCTAAGTTACCCCAGCTGGCTTTAACAACACCATCGTGATCTGCTAGTTTAGCAACCTTCATGATCTTCTTGGGAGTAGCAGTACCATCCTTGTTGTCATCATAGTAGGCTGCAAACTTGATAGGGCTAACAGGATACTTCTCACCTTTGGGGCCTGTGATAATCTTGTGACCTACTGTGTAGTTCACAGGACCTTCAAGGGTTTCTACAGTGCCGTTGTCAGTTGCAGTTTCGTAACTGATAGGTGTAGGGTGTTTGTAAGTTGAGAACCCGCCGTGAGTAAACCATTCATCGTTGATCATAGATCTGGCAATTCCTCGTAGTCTAGTTGATCACTCATGACACCGATAACATAGTTGGTGCTTTCGTTTTCTTGTAGTGCAGTTTGCTTTTTGCTTGTGTCCACGTGCTTGTTGAACCAAGGGATTGGTGTGCTCTTTGGAGCAGTACCTTGATACTTGATGCCAATTTCTTTAAGTGCATTTACTGCTGTGTAGTCCACAAAGTCACGCAAGATGTTGGCGTTAAGACCAATAACTGGACCATGCTTGAACAAGTAGTCAGCCCACTCTTTTTCTTCACGGATAACGTCTGCATAGATCTGATACACTTCTGCTTCGCACTCTGCTTTAACGGCAGCAAAGCGTGGATCCTCTTTGACCACTTGATTGATAATCCAACCAGTCCAGTCCTTGTGACCAATTTCGTCTTGCAGGATCAACTGAATAATATTGCCGTTACCAATAAAGATCTTGTTCTCTACCATTGCTAAACTTGTAGCAAACGATACCATAAAGCGGAATGCTTCTAACGCATAGCTTGCATGCAGTGCTAGATAGATTGCTTTGATGTGTAAGCCTTCGTCAATTTCTTCGCCAGCTTCTTTGCGACAGTTAATAACATGTAGCTTGTCATAGTAGTCGCCCACTGAGCTAGCCATGTTAACAATCTCTTGTGTCTCGTGAATTGTGTTGAACACATCTTTAGGCACGTTGTAGATGTTGCGAATGATGTGACTGTAAGAGCGTGAATGAATGTTTGTTTCAAAGAAGCTCCAGTTGTACATCAAGGCTTCTAGTTCAGGAATTGAACACACTGGTGTAAAGATCTGGCTCGGGCCACGTCCTTGTAAACTATCCAATGCTGTTTGACGTAACAGGTTACTGGTAAAGATGTGCTTGACTGTGTCGCTGGCATCCTTGAAGTCCTGGGAGTCTTTGGTAAGAGAGATTTCTTCAGGTACCCAAAAGAAGCCACGTGCCTCTTGTTCAAACTTGGCCAGCTTGTTGTACTTGACTTCTTCAAAACGTTGAATAGTCACAGGCCCTGCTGGGTCAAGAAACATCTTGCGATTTAGGTAGTCAGTCTTGGTTGTTAAATTATATTGTTGTTTACTCATGTTG